CTGATGGAACAGCTCCTGCACACGGTGACGGCGCTGGTATCCCTGCTACTGACGAAGTTCGCAATCAGGTCTTTAGTCAAGCTGGATTACCTGAGTTCTTTGGTGTTTCTATCATGGAAATCTTAGAGTTCGGTGTTGGCAAGAAGTTCAACACCATCTTCGATACAGTCGCAGGTAGCACAACTTATGATGACCATTACGTTACCAATCAGTACAGCGGTAGCGCAAATGCGTTTGAGTCTGATGAAGAAATCGTTGTTGGTCTTGATAGATCTCGCGATTCTCTCATTCGTGCAGTTGCTGTTGACTCTGACACAGGTTCTGAATTCAATCTCCAAGCTGACGATCAGTACACACTTCGTCAGAACAAGATTGGTTACTTCGGCGCTCTTGAAGAAGGACGTATGGTCCTCGATAGCCGCGCCCTTGTTGGTCTTATCGTTTAATATCAACCAGATCCACTATAGGGGTACTACTCGAAAGGGTAGTACCCTTTTTTATTGAATTTTAAATTTTAACTTTATAATATATATATGGCCAAAAAATCTACCAAAAATAAGAAGTCTGAATTAGATAACTTAAACTTTGCTGACGGTAAAGTTCATGAAGATCCTGATATTACAAAGGTCAGGGAAATGGAAAAAGCTTTAGGTATGGAAACTTCCAATGCATTTGGGACGAGTAACCTAGAAATTTTTAAAGAAAAATTAAGCGAAATGACTAATTTAGATTTACAGAATATGTGTGAGAAAGTTGGTATTTTTGCAAGTGGTTCTAGACAGGACATTAAAAACAAATTACTTAGAGAGTTTAAATCAACTAACAAAGGCTCAATCAGTTTAATGTCTGAAGGTCCTGTTATCGATTTAGACCCTAACAATCCTGACCACAAAAAAGTATTAAAAATATTAGGAGAAATCTAGTATTTATTCTTTTTCTCACTTTATAAGTGTAAAGTAAGGTGTGGCAACGCAACTTACTGTAATTCGCGGAGATAGACTAGGAAATCAAACGCTAAACATATCGTCTAGCACTGATGATTTTAGTGATATAACTTGCTCCGGTCACTTAAGGGCTCATCCAGATGGACATTTGCTTCATGAGTTTGAGCCTATAGTTTTTTCTGCCGGAACAGGTGCTGCTATTGTTCATTTTGATTTAGAGGGTAGTGTAACAAAAAACCTTCCTCCAATAAATTTGTATGGTGACGTACATTTTTATTCTACTGGTATATTTAATAAAACTTTATTTGAGTTTAGGTTAAACGTATTACCTGACGTAACACATATCTAAAATGTCAGAATTTGATGTAACACTAGAATCAAGCAGTAATAACATAAATGTAAATTTAGGACAAACAGATCCTATAACAACTACTGCAAAGGAAACTGGCCCAGCTGGATCAAGCGGTTCTTCTGGTAGTAGTGGCTCTTCAGGCTCAAGCGGTTCTTCAGGTTCAAGTGGCTCAAGCGGTTCTTCTGGTTCTAGTGGTTCTTCTGGTAGTTCGGGTAGTAGCGGAACTAGTGGTTCTTCTGGATCTAGCGGTTCTTCTGGATCTTCTGGTAGTTCAGGCACTAGTGGAAGTAGTGGGCAAGATGGGAATTATGGAGGGCTTTCTTTTAAGTATAATTTTTCTACAGTGACAGGAGATGTTAATCCCGGTGCTGGAGATTTTACATTTAATAATTCAACTCAAAGCTCTTCTTCAAGAATAAATATAAGTGCAGAAGATTTAGAAGGCACAGATATCGCCGCCTTTTTAAGAGTTTTAGATGATTCTAATTCTGAAGTTAAAGGTTTTATAAAATTAAGTAAGCACTTAGACCCTGTTACTTTTTTAATATTTTCTATCACTTCTGTTACTGAATTTAGCGGTTATTTTAAAATATTTGGTACTGTTGTAGATAGCGTTTCTGGTAATCCGTTTAATAATGGAGACAATTGTGTCTTTAGTTTTAGTAGAACTGGAGATTCTGGATCTAGTGGTTCTTCGGGATCTAGTGGTTCTTCGGGATCTAGCGGCTCTTCTGGATCTTCTGGGGTTGATGGATCTCAAGGTCCTATTGGTGAAAGCGGTTCATCTGGAACTACGGGTTCTTCTGGAACTTCAGGTAGTTCTGGTTCATCAGGAAGTTCAGGAACTTCTGGATCTAGTGGATCTTCTGGAACTTCTGGTAGTTCAGGCTCTTCAGGAACTTCTGGATCTAGCGGTTCTTCTGGAACTTCAGGTAGTTCTGGTTCATCAGGAACTAGCGGTTCTTCAGGTAGTTCCGGTACTTCAGGAAGTTCTGGTTCATCAGGCACTTCTGGTTCTAGCGGTTCTTCTGGATCTTCAGGTTCATCAGGAAGTTCGGGCAGTAGTGGAACAAGTGGGTCTTCAGGTAGTAGTGGAACAAGTGGTAGTAGCGGTTCTTCTGGATCTTCAGGTTCTTCTGGATCTTCAGGTTCATCAGGAAGTTCAGGTAGCAGCGGAACATCTGGAACTAGTGGTTCATCTGGTCAGGACGGTAATTTTGGAGGCGCAACTTTTGATTACACATTTAGTAATTCTTTAACTGATAGCGATCCCGGTTCTGGATTTTTAAGGTTAAATAATGCTACAATATCTTCTGCTGATCATTTATATATTGATGATGAAGATGTAAACGGCACAAACATTGATAACTTTTTAATAACTATAGATGACTCTACTTCTACAATTAAGGGTCATTTTAGGATTTCAAAAAAACATAATCCAGAAGATTTTGCTTTATATACTATTTCAGCTCTCACGCAACATTCAGGTTATTATGATGTAACTTGTTCTTACGTTTCTGGAAGTATTGGTGGATCTACTCCTTCCTTTGATAATAACGAAGATATAATAATAACTTTTGCTCGAACTGGCGACAAAGGTCAAGATGGAACAAGTGGTTCTTCAGGTAGTTCGGGAACTTCTGGATCTTCTGGATCTTCTGGAACTTCAGGTAGTTCTGGTTCATCAGGCACTTCTGGATCTAGTGGATCTTCTGGCACTTCTGGCTCTAGCGGTTCTTCTGGAACTTCTGGTAGTTCTGGTAGTTCTGGTAGTTCTGGTTCATCAGGAACTTCTGGATCTAGTGGATCTTCTGGAACTTCAGGAACCTCTGGTTCT